CGCCCACGCCATGGCAGCGGTGCTACCGCGTGCCACACTCCGAATTGGGAAAAGTGGTACAGCTTTAGATATTTCGAAAAGCTGGACCAAGTGTTCCCATACTCGGACCATTTCTTTTTCTCTTCAACTCATCTTGTCGATGAGCTTGAAAAATTGGAAATGGCAAGTTCAGATGTCCATCCGCGGGCACGAGTTTGTCTCGTTCCCAAAGATGCTAGAGGACCCCGAGTGATTAGCTGCGAACCTCGTGAATTTATGTACATTCAACAAGGTTTAATGCAACTCCTCTTCGAGACTCTAGAATCACACGAACTGACGAGATCGATGATTAATTTCACCGATCAGACTATAAATCGTGGGTTAGCTTGTGCATCGAGTATAAATAATGCACTTGCAACTTTAGATTTATCTGAGGCTAGCGATCGAGTTTCTCTTGCCCTTGTTCGGAGTATTTTCCCGAGCAATTGGGTTGAGGCGCTCGAAGCTTGTCGGTCTGAAGAGACCGAGTTACCCTCAGGCCAGATCGTGAAGCTACGCAAGTTCGCCCCTATGGGCAGCGCTTGCTGCTTCCCAGTTGAGGCCCTTACTTTTTGGGCCTTGGCTACGGCAGCCATTAAAGTAGATCACGGGGTTCGCAATCCCGTAGTCTACGTGTACGGCGACGACATTATCGTAGACAGCAAATATGCCGCTACGGTTATGAGAGCTCTTGAATCCCAAAACCTATTGGTAAATAGGTCCAAGAGCTATGTCGATGGTCCCTTCCGGGAATCGTGTGGCGGAGACTTCTATAAAGGTGTAGAAGTGACGCCAATCCGACTCCGGAAATTCATCGGCTCAGGTCCTGCCAGTCTTAACACTGACGCTGACTTTGCGACGAATCTTGTTGTGAAGTTTGGTTATGAAAGTGTCCATCAAATCATTTCTCTTATCGAGAATGAACGTGGCCTTCCATTTCCGCGAACCTCTGTCCCCTTACCAGGGACGTTACAAGTAGGGACGAGCGCCATGAACGATGTTTTCTTCCAAGCTCGTTGGAATTCAACGTTGCAAAGAAGAGAATATCGGGTACCCCAGGTCTCTGCGTCTAAGTTAATCAGACGTGAAGCAGGGTGGTCCGAGCTCTTAAAGAAAGAGCTGACCCGCGGTGCCTCAGTTGAGACTGCCGGATACGAGAATGAGATTCGATCTTTTGAATCTAAACTCGATCCGGGCGAGTACGTTGACGCCCACTCAATCCGTACAATGTGGGCTTGGAGATGGCTTGGTTAGCTAATCTCCTGGAGGTCTGCGTTTAGGGCAACTCGGCCCTAGCGCAGTTA